ATGCGGTGGCCCCTGTTTGCTAAAGGCCACCAGCAGCTATTGGATGCCGAGACGATTCAGTGCATCGCGGCCGGCTTCAGTCAAGGTGATTTCCCATGTGTCTACCTGATCGAATGGATGCAGACCAACGTCGTTGGAGTAACAGAACTCTGCAAGGCCACTTTCTGAAATCTGCCGTATGGCTCTCTCCAGACTAATGACCAAGTGGCCTTCAACGACCTCTCGAAAGACCTGTTGCATAGACGAGGGCGAATCAAAATACCGAGCGTTGGCGAGCGCAACGAGGATCTCCTCGGTGGTGTGGTGCTTCCCCACTGAACACCCCTGGCCTGTTTGGGGCGGAAGCAGACTCTAGCACTCGCTCTGCGCCGACCGGCCAAGACCATCATGCCGAAGGCTGGGAAGACGGCGTCAACTGCTCTACCCATGCTGCATCGAGCGCATCAAGGGGTTCAGCAGTTCCACCCACCCGTATTTTCCCGGACCGTGAAAAAGAAAAAAGCACCTAGGGGCTACCTAGGTGCTTGTTCTATTTGGTGGGCCGTCAAGGATTCGAACCTTGGACCTATTGATTAAGAGTTCTCGCGTCTAAGGCCTAGAATCAAGCACTTAGGCCGGCTTTTTTTCCCGGTTCGACCTCCCTAAGTCCTTGAACCGCCTCAACCGCCCTCGATTTTTTCCCGGTGGTTTGGCCTATCGGACCGCTATGTGGCGCGGCCGCGCCGCGACCTTTGCCGCCACTTCCGACCTGATGCGATCTTGATTGCGCGCTGCCCACATTGCCACGCCTCGCCGCCCCTGCTCGAAGCTGCTGCAGTCGCGCTTGACGAGCGGAGCGAAGGGCTGGCCAGTGGGCGCCGGCCGCTGCCGCTCCAGCAGGACGAACCAGCCACCGGCCACCTTGTCGATCAACCTGGCCGCCTCTTCGCCGTCGAGCGTGAGCGCCCTGGGCGGGCCGATCTCGTGCTGCGACGCCTTCTCCCATCGGAAGCCGGGGGGCAGGCCATTCGAGTCATCGGCGCTCATGCCGCGGCCGCCACCTGGTGCTCGTAGAACGGGTGCCGCTTGTCATCGAAGATGGCGTACAGCGCGGCCAGGTCCCCCGGATCCGGGTTGAGCCAGGCGGCCACGTGCTCGGGCTTGATGTTGATGACGGTGCGGTCGTGGCCAGCCTCGGCCACTTCGGGCTCCGGCTCGTCAGTGATTGCCGCGAAACACGGCAAGTCTGGCTCGACGCCGGCGGGATCGGTCCAGTTCGCCCACAGGCAAGCCACCAGCATGGGTTCACCGCTGCGCGGCGTGAATTGCAGCTCCTGGTTGCGGCCATCCGAGATCTGCACGTTCTCCCAGAACGTGTCGATCACCATCAGGCCGTGCGTGTAGCCGAACTGCCGGCGCCAGTACCGCTCCAGGTTGTCGCGTCGGGCGTTGTACGTGCCCGACAGGCGCTTGCGCCCGGTGTCGCGATCGACCACGTAGTCCGAGCTGGAGGGCTTGCCCGGCTGCCGCAGCTGGTAGCGCATCGGCCGCACCACATACCGATCGCCCTCGCGCAGGATCACGGGCGCCCACCACTGCGGCCAGAAGCGCCAATCGGATGGACGCAACTCGGTCCGGTGCAGGCCAGCGATCTTCCGTTTCAGCTGCTCGATCTTGTTGCCGGCGATCCGCACCTCATTGGCAGCGGTCTTCGTAGGCTTCGTGGCCAGCTTGCGCTCGTTGTCCGCTTTGCGCTTGGACTGGGCAAAGACCTCGGCTTGCCACGCCTGTTCGTCCTCGGCGAAGCGCGCGTCCAGCTCGGCTACCACGTCGGCCGACAGTAGCGGCCGCAGTGCCTCGATCAGCCCGCGCGGAATCTTCGATCGCGCCGAGCCATTCTCCCGCAGCCATAGCCGCGCGAAGGCGTCCAGGTCCATGACCGGGCCCTGCTCGCGCAGCAGCTTTCGGTAGTCGGCGTAGATCTGGGCGGAGTAGCACATGGGATCAACCCTCCTCGTCGCCGGCGGGTGGCGTCTCAAGGAGGCCGTGCTTGGCCAGGATCAGCGTCACCTGGTCTTCCACCCAGCCGGCTTGCGCCCCGGCGTCCGCGGCTATCTCCTCGCCAAGGGACACGATTTCCTCGACGGCGTGACTGTCGTCACCGAGCGCGGCGCGGATGCCGTCAACGCTGCGGTCCAGATCGAGGAGACGGGTGGCCAGGTCGTCGCGAATCATGGCGGCTCCGGTGGTAGCGAGTGGCTGGCAGACCACTCTACCCCGCCCCTGTCTCAATTTTTCAGACGACCATCGGGAACAGGTAATTTAGGTAATCCCTTAAAATTTACTCCAATTTCATCAATGTTTTCAATGACATAAGAAGATGTGTCAAAGGTAATTCCGGGGTAATTCCAGGGTAACGGGATTACCTTTTGGGGAGGTAATCGGCCCCAAAAAAAAAGCCCTTATGAATCAATGACATTACCTTTCTCGGCTCAGCGGATTACCTCAAATTACCTCCCGAGGTAATCCCGGTTTTCCTCGGTAGATCAATGGCTTGTACCGCTCGCACGGCCCCGAATTACCTGGTTACCTCTCTCCGATGGTCATCTGGAAATTCTGGCGAGCGACGAATGCCGCGAGTCCCAAGCCCGGACCTGCGGACAGGGGCCGTGTTGGCGCAGGGATCCGCAGGTTGTGGGCGCCCCACTGGATGCCCGCGAGCACCAACAACGGCGAGCCCTGGCCGGCCCCGCGGGGGTGCGGAAAAACGGGCGCATGAAGACCGCAGGCGTGGCGGGGCGACGACTGCGCGCGCCGGGCCTTAGGCGCGAACCGCGCCCGCGACGAAGGTGGGCAAGTGGACAGAGCCCAATTAATATTGATTCGTACGGCGCTTCGTGTTACCCAAGCTACGCTCGGAAGAGCAAGTTCCCGCGCTGGGCGAAGCGCACCTTGCCGGCGGCGCGGATGTCTGCCCCTAAATGCAAATGGAGCAATTGCATGAACCCGAACAGGATTGCGCTCGCGGTCTCGGTAGCAGCGCTGGCCTTCATCCCCTCAGCGATGGCGGTCTGCGGCATTGGGTACGTAAATGGCGTTCCTCAAGAAGTCTGTTACGACGATGGCGGCGGGACAGGTGGTGGAGGAGGCGGAACGGGTGGAGGCGATTCAGGAGGCGGAAGCGGAGGTGGGGCGGGCGAAGGTGGCGGAGGGGGCGGTATTGGCTCCGGGACCGGGGTATGGGTCACCGTGCCGGGCTTCCCAGGTGTTCGCATCAACTTGCTCAAAAAGGAAGTTGAGACAGTGAACCTGAGCTGCGACGACGAGGAAATCCTGCGTCAGCGCGAAATGCAGGTGGTGGTCATTAAGAACCCTACCACTGCCGTAACCTCATCCCAGTTCACATTGATCATGACCACCACTGGTCAGACCCAGAAGTTCTGGCGGGCAACCACCAGTGGCTCGATTCAGATGTTCCCAACGACGGGGTGCCAATAATGAACATGAAGACGTCCTCTCTCGCCGCAGGCATCGCCATCCTGGTGGCTGCAGCCGGTTGGCATTTCTACTCGTCGACGAAGTCAGAAGGTTTTGCGTCGGGTGGCCCTGCGGCCGCCGATGGAACCCGATCTGAGCAAGCCACTGCTGGATCGCAACCAAAGGAGCTGACCAGCACTGTTCCCGGGTCTATTGGCACTCGCGCGCCGTTGTCGGGCGTTACCACGTACGGAGAGCTCACCCAACGCCTAGCCGGCAATCGCATCGATGAGGGACAGCGCCTGCAGTATCTGCTTACCGCTGCGCAGGTATGCGAGGGCTTTGAACGCGAAGCGGCTAACAAATCTATTTCGGAATCCACGACGCACTACAACAACTACGTGCGACGCTTCTGTTCAAACTTTTCGGGAAACTCGCAAGAGCTTGAGGCAGAACTGTTGGCCCATTCGGGCAGCGACGTGGTTCAAGCACGCGAACTGTCTGTCATGGCATCAGACGGCTTGTCGCGTTCAGCCGAGCTGACGGGAGAGACCATCGTATTGACTTCCGACAATCCGGATGCGGTCTACAACGCAGCCGCGGCACTGGCAAGCCGGCATGGCTGGGAATTGGGGCAGAATGTAGCTACGTCGCCGCAGCAGAAGGCCGCTTTGCCTGCGGCTCAGTGGATAGCAGCACAGATGCTCGCGTGCGATCTTTCAGGCGGTTGCGAAGCAAATGGACTGACGACCGCCATCGAGTGCGCCTCGTACAGTCTGTGTGAACCTGGGGTAACGGTACGCTCACTCTTGCAGCGGACCTCGACGCCAACCGAGTTCGAACTTGCAACTAGGGTGTACGAGCAATTGATGCGGGACCGTAATCTGGCCACAAAACTTCGGTCATAGTCGGTCATGACGACCGGCGGCGGTGCCGCCGCCGGTCTCTCGCGCCTGCTAGCGCCGTCAAAAGCCGCTGGCGGATGCGAACGACGCAACCTCTGCGGCAGCCGTGCGGTGCGGACTTGGCAGCCAGCTGGCCGGCCAAGCCTTTTCGCCCAAGCCCACCTAGTTCCCGCTCGGTGGCCAGGCCAAGAACGCCGATCCGCCCACATCAGGGTCGCCAGAGGCAGCGTCGATCCTGCCGCTACACAAGAATTCAAAATGCCCCTAGAACTTCAGCCCCAGCTCCGCGACAGGCTCGTGGCACAGCTCACAGAGCGGCTGGAACGCGCAACAGTGTTAGCAAACTACGTCATCCTCACCCAGTCCATGGATCTCGCGTCGATCCGAAGCCTTCCTGACAAAGGCGAGCTCGCCGAGGCATTGCGGGCCTATATCGGTGAATCGCCGTTCGACACCTTTGTTGAATCGGAACTCAAGAAGTTCCGCGGTCGCGGTCCCATCCTCGGGGCAGAAGAGAAACCTCTCGCAGAGGTGCCCGAATTCGGCGCTCCGTCGCGCATTGCGCGCGAGGTGGTGGACCGGTTCGACTCGCTCCCATGGCAGTATGAGTTGTCGGTTCGCCTCCCGAATGCTGTCGGCGGATTTCTAGCTACGAATGTAGGCCGCTTTGACCTATCCCCGCACCACCGGCTGGTCACGGGTGCGGACCTTCGGGCCTTTCCGCTGCGGCACAGGCGGAAAAGCCTTGATGTCCTCGGCCTGGCAAACCAATCAGCATGGGAGGACGACGCGACCTATTTTCAGGTGTCGATGTCGGGTTACGTTGACGGACAGCCCACGGAACCGTTCTATCGAGCTCGGGAATCACTCTCCGCGTTCTTTGGTTTGGGAATTGCCCTCGGCTTGTTCATTGATCGAACGAGCCGTATTCGCCTTGGGCCCGACATTGAGGAGTACCTCGTGCATCGGCTCTCCCATAACGGCTGGCTAGAGCACCACCCATTGGAAGTCGAGGAATTCCACGAGCTGGGATTCCATCGGGTCGCTTTAGCGACGAGAGAACCCGACAAGCTTCGTTCTTCGCTCGACGCCATAGCAACGGTGCTTCGCGCACCGGCCGGCGCCAATATCGCCCTCGCGGCAAGATGGCTTTTCGACAGTTATTGTGGCCAAGATGCTCTGCTGCAGTACGTTCAAGCTGCGGTCGCCATCGAGATTCTATTGGGTGACGAGAATGCCGACCCCGACGTCGGCTTGACGGCATTGATGGCAAACCGGTGCGCGTATCTGATCGCAAAGACGCCTGATGCGAGAGGCGAGCTAATCAAACTGTTCCGCGAGATCTATAAGGTGCGATCCAAGATCGTCCATCGCGGCAAGAATCGACTGAACAGGCAGGAGCAGCAACTCTTTCTCGCGCTCCGTGACATTTGTCGTAGCGTAATCCGGGCGGAACAAGAGCTACTGGCTCGGGCGGAGCAACAGCGAGCCAAATAGCAGGGGGCGCCGCCGCGCCCCCTGCGAGGCTCTCACAGGCGATTCGACAAGCGCTCTCGCGCTTTATCGGCGTAGTGGGACGTCATCTCGATACCCGTGCAGCAGAATCCCTCAGCAGCTGCGGCGACCAGGGTTGTACCGCTACCGGCGAAGGGATCCAGGATCCGCCCACTACGCTCGCAGATCCGCACCAGTTGGCGCATCAACGCCGTCGGCTTGCCGGTCAGGTGGTGCTTGTCCGCCTTGCGCACTGGCTCCCGAATCACCCCCGGCAACACCGGCGCGTTCCGCTGCAGCGGCATGTGCCCCTTGCTGCCCCACACAATGTACTCGGCCTGGTTGCGGAAGCGCCCCAGCTGCGGCCGCACGCCTTCGGTCTTGTCCCACACGGTGATGCCGCGCCAGGTGAAGCCGGCCAGCTGCAGCGCGTCGGTGGTGAGGGGGAGCTGCCGCCAGTCGGTGAACAGCAGCACCGGCGCGCCCTCTTTCAGCACGCGGGCGCACTCAGTCAGCCAGAGATGCATCCACCGCAGGTGAGCGCGCTGGTCGCGCTCGTCGCCCACGAAGTCGGCATGGGCGCCAGCACGGCAGTACTTCTTCGACGGCGACTGAGCCCGGGCGGCTGCGGTGACGCCGCCGCTGGCATACGGCGGGTCAGTTATCAGCGCGTCGAACGATTCCGCGTCGAGCGTGGGGAGCAACTTCAGGGCATCGCCCTGCAACAGCTGGTTGGTCATGGTGAGAGCCTTCATTGTCGAATCGCTCGCGGCGATCTGAGGTGAGGCTCTCGGCCTTCAGGTGGTTGAGCGTGCCGCAACGCGGGCACTTGATCTGCAGCTGGTCGAACGCGCCGGCCTTGCATAGCAGGCGTGCGCAGTCGCCACATCGGACGTTCTTGAGCATCGTCGTGTCGTCGTGGTCGAAGGGGTTACGCCGCCGGGCCGGGCGGCAGGTACGGGTTGAACGCGATGACCTCCTCGCCGAGCCAGTCGTTGACCTTGAGCATCCGCGACTGAAGCGGCTCCAGCTCGTTGGCAGCCCACACCGCGGCGGCGTCGCGGATGCTGCCGAAGCCGCCGGCGTTCTGCGGCACGATGCCCATCAGCTGCGGCGGCACACGCAAGGCGGCCATCATGTCGTCGCGGGTGATGCCCTTGATGCCGGTGAACTCGTCCTTGGCTGCCACCTCGCTGACAGGAATCAGCTTGATGCCGTCCTTGCTGCCGCCCGGCGAGTGGAGGAACAGGTTGCGGAAATTGCCCGGACCCTTGGCGCTCTTGAGGGCGGCGCGCAGGGCATCAATGTCCTCCTGCGACTGCTTCTCGTCGGTCAGGTACAGGATGAAGCCGGCATGCGAGCCGTTGTTGTAATACTTGCGCCGGAACAGCGTCGCCGATTCGTTGAGCAGCGCCGATTGCGTAGCGCTCAACCATTCGGGCAGGCCGTAGATTTCCTGGTCGATATCCGCCTCGCGCAGCTGGAAGATGCTGCCGGCCTCGAAGGCGTGCTCCTGGCCCCATGCCTGCACCTGAAAGAACGCGCCCTCTGCCACACCGCGGCGCATGTACTTGGCCAGCGGCGTGCGCAGCCCCAGCGTATTGCCCAGTCGGGCGCGGCGCCGTTCCAGATACCCGGTGCCGAACGTCAGCCAATCCAGGGCCAGCTGCTCGAACGCTTCGCGCGAGAGCAGCGGATGCGGTTTGAAAGTCCGGGCCAGCATGTTGCGCTTGAAGATCAGCCCGGAAGCCAGGTAGGGGTTTGAGCGCGTGGTCCGCGCCAGGCCTTCCAGCGAGACGGGCGGCTCGTACCACTTGCCGTTCTGCCAGCACTGCAGGTAGTCGTAGATCCCGCGCTGGTCGAGCACCGGCGTGGGGTCACCGAAGGTGAACGCCTCAATGCCAGACGGCGGCGCCGCCGCGTCAGCGTGCGTGGTGTGGGAGGTGGTCATCAGAAGATCTCCATCTTGCCGGGGGTCGCGCTGCGACCTTCCAGCGGTTCGTTCTGCAGGGCATGAAAGAGCGCCCAGGCCAGGTCGCCGTGTCCGGTCTCCTCTGTGCGCCCGGCGGTGTAGGTGGAATGCCGGCCGCTGGCCGTCATGGTCTTGCGGATCGACATCAGCGCCTGCGCCAGATCAGTCCATCCGGCGTCGAACTCCAGGCGGCTGTTGTGGATCACGTCGAAGGCCTTCAGCACCAGGCGCGTCTTGACCTCGGGCGAGTAGCTGAAGGTGGTGAGGCCAGGGAAGAACTGCTTGACCAGCTGCGCAACGCCCGTGCCCATGCCGGTCGTGTCGATGCCGATATAGGTCACCCAGTAGCGCTGGGTGATCTTGCGGATGAACTCGGCCTGCGCGGCGAAGTCCATGCCGCGGAACTGGTGGCGCTCGAGCACGCGGAAGTTGCCGCCCTCCGTCAGCGGCGGTGCCACCACGACGAGACCTGCCGTGTCGCCGCTCTCGGCAGGGTCGTAGCCGATCCACACCGCGCGATCGCCATAAGGCCGCTGGGCGAAAGGCTTGTAGTCCCCGCCCCACTCCACCCAACTGTCCACCATGCACGGCTGCAGCATCGCCAGCGGGAAGACGCTGGCGCCATCGTCCACGAACTCGCACATGAGCAGGTTCGCGAAGGCCTCGGCGCTGTATTCCTCGCGCAGCTCGGCAACGTCGAACAGGTCGCAGCCCCGGCGCGCCGCGTCCATGATCGTGACGATCTGGCGCCACACGCGGTCCTCGCAGGCGCGGCCATTGATCAGCGCGTCGTGGCTGACGTCGATCTTGATGCGCTCGCTGGCCGGCCGGCCCCGGTTGCGGCGCTCGCCCGTCCAGAACGGATAGGCCTCGTGGCCCATGCTGGACGGCGTGCTGAAGTAGGTCTTGCGGTACTTCTTCTGCATCGCCATGCCGCTGGCGACCTTGTTCAGCTCGTTGAAGCCGTAGGTCCAGAAGAACTCGTCGAAGTAGAAGTTCCCGTGATAGCCCTGCGCGGTGCGCGCATTGGTGCCCAGGAAGAACAGCTCGGCGCCGTTGGCCAGCACGATGTTGTCACCGCCGGACAGTTTCTCGTCCAGCACCTCGCGCACGAAGGCCTGCATGTAGCCGCGGAAGATGTGCGCCTGGGCCTTGGAGGCCGACAGGAAGATCTGGTTGCGGCCGGTGGTGAGCGCATCGATCAAAGCCTCGCGGGCGAAGTAGAACGTGGCGCCGATCTGACGCGACTTCAGGATGGCGCGGGTGCGCTGACCGCCGGCACGGTACCAGTCGCGCTGGTAGTCGAAGCATCCTTCCTTGAATGCATCGATCAGCTTCTCGACCTGTTCCTCGGTGAAGTCGTTGCGCCGCTGCTGCTTGCGTGGGCCCGCGTTGCGGTTAGCCACGTTGGGGTTCAAGTCCGCTTCATTGCCCCCGCCCTGGTAGCGCTGGATGCGGGCTTGCCGCTCCAGCTGCCGATGCAGTAGGTCAATTTCCTTGAAGTCGCCGCCGGTCTTCTCCGGCTTCATGATGAGGATGGTCAGCCGCGCTTCCAGCGCCCCGCCGATGCGCTCGATGTTGTCGGCGCGGTCCCACTCGTCACGCGCCTTCCAGCTGTGTATCGTCTTCCCTTTCTCGCCGGTGGCTTCGGCGATCTCGCACACGCGCCAACCCATCCAGTACAGGAACTTCGCCTGCCGGCGGGGATCGAGGGGCAGCTTTTCGGCGACGGCGGTCATCCTGACTAGGCTGACTTCCAGCCCCGCATGTCAGTAGTTCACACGCGCGTAACCGCCTGACTTACAAGGCGGCTTCGTTGCTGCGCCTTTCGCGCGACTCGACCATGGATCCATCACCTCAACAACGCGCCAAGCGCGGGGGATCCATGAAGAAGAAGTTTAAGTCCAACTGGTTCCGCGTGGCCGTTGAAGGCGCCACGACCGATGGCCGCGCCATCGAGCGCAAGCAGATCGAGGACATGGCCGCCACCTACAATCCGGAAACCTACGGTGCCCGGGTGTGGATGGAGCACCTGCGCAGCATGCTGCCGGACTCGCCCTTCCGCGCCTACGGCGACGTGACCGCCGTCAAGGCCGAGGAAGTCACCATCGCCGGCGAGAAGAAGCTGGCCCTGTTCGCCCAGATCGCCCCGACCAATGACCTGGTCAAGATCGTCAACGACCTCAAGCAGAAGATCTTCACCAGCATCGAGATCACGCCCAAGTTCGCTGACTCCGGCCGCGCGTACCTGACCGGGCTGGGCGTGACCGACTCCCCCGCCAGCCTGGGCACCTCGATGCTCGCGTTTGCCGCGCAGAACCCGGACGACAACCCCTTGGCCGACCGCAAGCAGCACAAGGACAACCTCTTCACCGTGGCCGCCGAAACGGAGTTGCAGTTCGCCGAAGAGGAAGAGGCCGCTGCCTCCACGCTGCTCTCGCGCATCAAGAAGATGCTCGGCACCGAACCGCCGCCCAAGCCCGAGCCGACCGAGACCGCCGACTTCGCGCAGCTCGGCGAGATCGTCACCGAGCTGGCGCAGGGCCAGGCCGACCAAGGCGCGCAGTTCGCTGCGGTCAAGAAGGCGCAGGAAGACGCGGGCGCCGCTCTGACCAAGCTGACCGAGGAATTCAACGCCTTGCGCACCCAGCTGTCGCAGCAGCAGGACCCGGGGCAGCCCCCGCGCCCAGCCGTCACCGGCGGCGATGCCACCGTACTCACCGACTGCTGACCGGCCGCCCCGGCCCTACACCCGCACGCCCGTTCCCCTTCTATCTCGGAGCACCCATGCGTAACGACACCCGCCTGAAGTTCAACCAGCTCATGGAGCAGATCGCCAAGCTCAACGGCGTGGGCTCCGCCGCCGTTTCCTTCTCGGTCGACCCGACCACCCAGCAGAAGCTGGAAGCCCGCATGCAGGAATCCAGTGAATTCCTGGGCAAGATCAACCTGATCGGCGTCGACGAACTGACCGGAGAGAATGTGGGAGTGGGCGTGTCCACGACCATCGCCGGCCGCACCGACACGACCGGTGGCGGCGAGCGTCAGCCGCTCGACGTGGCTGCGCTGGACAACAACAAGTACACCTGCTCGCAGACCAATTTCGATACTGCGATCCGCTACTCGCAGCTGGATGCCTGGGCGAAGTTCCCGAACTTCCAGACCCTGGTGCGCGACGCCATCGTCCAGCGTCAGGCGCTGGATCGGATCATGATCGGCTTCAACGGCACCAGCGTGGCGGCCAACACCAACCGCACCACCAACCCGCTGCTGCAGGACGTGAACAAGGGCTGGTTGCAGCAGTACCGCGACAACGCCCCTCAGCGCGTAATGGCCAGCGGCAAGACGGCGGGCAAGGTCGTGATCGGTAGCGGCGCCAGTGCGGACTACGCCAACCTCGACGCGCTCGTGTACGACGTGGTGAGCAACCTGATCGACCCGTGGCACCGTCGCGATCCGGGCCTGGTGGTGATCGTGGGCCGCGATCTGATGCACGACAAGTATTTCCCGATGGTCAACAAGGATCAGCCGGCCACCGAAAAGCTGGCCACCGACCTGATCCTCAGCCAGAAGCGCATCGGCGGCTTGCAGGGCGCGGAAGTGCCCTTCGTGCCGGATGGCGCGCTGCTGGTCACCTCGCTGGCGAACCTGTCGCTGTACTACCAGTTGGGCGGCCGCCGCCGTTACATCCAGGAGAAGCCCTCCAAGAACCGCATCGAGAACTTCGAGTCGTCCAATGACGCCTACGTGGTCGAAGACTACGGCCTGGGCTGCGTGGTCGAGAAGATCGAGTTCGAGGCCGCCTGATCGCCATGGTCGATTCTCCCGCCAAGCGCCACCACAGCCGCGTCCTCGCGGCTCTGGAGGCCGAGAAGCGCGCCCCCGGCCAGCTGATGGCCGGGGCCACCCTCTACGAAGTGCAGATGGCCGAACTGCATGGGGACCGCCTGCACCTGAAGCAAGTGCAGAGCGAGGAAGGCAAGGCCGAGCTGAAGCGTCAGCTGCTGCCGAAGTACGACCCGTACCTGGACGGCGTTCTGCAGGCCGACACCGGCGCGGTGGACGAGATCGTCACGAACGCGATGGTCTGGCACATCGATGCGGGCAGCTTTGACCGAGGTCTGCAGCTGGCGGCCTACGTCCTCAAGCATGGCCTGGCCATGCCGGATCGCTTCAAGCGCACCACCGGCTGCCTGGTCGCCGAGGAAGTGGCCGAGGCCGCTTTCAAGGTGCAGCGCAGTGGCGAGCTGTTCGACCTGGAGGTGGTCGCCCGTGCGATCGAGCTGACCGCCGAGCAGGACATGCCCGATGAAGTGCGTGCCAAGTTGCTACTGGTCCAGGGCCGCGGCCTGATGGCCACGGTGGGTGATGCAGACGCCCCCGAAGTGCGGCCGATCGTTGCCCAGGCGGTGGCCAGCCTGCGCCGCGCCATTGACCTGGACAGCAACTGCGGCGGCAAAAAGGATCTGGAGCGCGCCGAGCGCGTCCTGAAGAAGTTCGGCGCCGAGTCGGCGGGCAGCACCACGCCCGAAGACGAAGGCGCGTAACCGAGCGTCCCCGCGACCCGGCCGGCTCGGGGCTGATCCACAGCGTCTCTCTCCCGCTGTGGTGAAGCCCCGACCACCGGCCTTTTTTCCGAAAGGCCCTCATGAGCGGTTTCATCGCCAACGCCAGTCCTACCAACGCGGCCACCATCGCCAACGCGCTGTTCTGGCCGGAGGTGGATCTCGATACCGTCCGCAAGCGCATGCGTCTGGATGGCAGCGTGACCGACGATCGGCTGCGCGAGGCCACCGTGGCGGCCATGTGGTACGTCAATGACGCACTCGCCACCTGGCGCGCGGGCCAGCAGGCTGCCGGTTACGACTCGCTGGACGAAGTGCCCGGCCAGATCATCGGCGGCGTTCCGCGCGGTGTGGCTCTTTACATGCGGGCGGTGTGCTGTGCAGTCGGCGCCGAGCTAGCCGAGCGGTACCGGTCCTTCGATGCCACCGACAGCGCGAACCAGCGCGCAGATGACCTCAGCCCTTCCATCACCGAGCTGCGCCGCGACCTGGCCTGGGCGTTGAGTGACCTGCAGGGGCGCCCGCGCACGACGGTGGAGCTGATCTGATGCGCGTCTACGCCCAGCAAGGCGACACCGTCGACCTGTTGTGCTGGCGCCACCTCGGCAGCACCGCCGGCCTGGTCGAGAAGACCCTGGAACTCAACCCCGGCCTGGCCCAGCTCGGCCTGGTCCTGCCCCAAGGCACGGCAGTTGACCTGCCTGAAGTGTCCACCACCACCACCGCGGCGGCCGCAGCCACCGTGCAGCTATGGGACTGACCTGATGACCGAACCCACCTCCGTATCGAGCGGCTTTGTGATCGCCACCGGCGTGGGCATTGCTTCCTTCCTTCCCGGCATCGATGGCGATGCGCTGATCGGCGCTTTCGCCGGTGCCACGCTCTTCGTGGTGTCCGCGGCCAAGCTGCCGCTGTGGCTGCGGCTGGTGTACCTGGCCATCAGTGTCGTCATCGGCTACCAGGGCGCGTCCGAGGCGTTGCGCTGGCTGCCGCTCAAGTCCACCGGCGTGGCTGCGTTCCTGTGCGCGGCGTGCGCCATCACCCTGACCCTGGCTCTGATCGAGCGGGCCAAGGCCATCGACCTGTCTTCGCTCATCCGCCGTGGAGGCCCGCCCAGTGCATAGCCTGGTCACCGTCCTCACGCTGCTGGCTGCCCTCGCCATCTGCGTGCGCTTGCTCACCTACCGACCCTCAGCCAATGCGCGGCATCGGCGCTGCGCCAGCTGGTGCGCCTGGCTGCTCATCGCCAGCACCGGCGGCCAGGCGCTGCACATCCTGCTCGCCGGTGCGACCGCTCAGACCAGCCCCTGGAGCCTGGGCACGTTGCTGGTGCTTGTTGTCCTGACGTACCGCGCACGCGGCAACGTCGCCCGATTGATGAGGTTCAACTGATGCTGTTCACCCCTGAAGAGCTGGCCCGCCTGATGAGCTGCCCGCCGGTTCGCGCGGCCCGCTGGCACCCGCACCTGCTCGCCGCTGCCGGGCGCTTCGGCATCAGCACGCGCCGGCGCGCTGCGCACTGGCTGGCGCAGGTCGGCCACGAAAGCCTGAGCCTGGCGCGCGTGGAGGAGAACCTGAGCTACAGCCGCGAGCGGCTGCTGCAGGTGTTCGGCTACGAAGTCACGCCGGCGCAGGCGCCGCGCTTCGTACACAACCCGCAGGCGCTGGCGAACTACGTCTACGCCAACCAGAACGGCAACGGCAACGAGGCGAGCGGTGACGGTTATCTGTTCCGCGGCCGCGGCCCGATGCAGCACACCGGCCGCGGCAACTACCGCGCGATGGGCAAGCTGATCGGTCTGCCGCTGGAGGAGCAGCCCGGTCTGCTGATCGAGCTGGAGGCCGGCGCGCTGGCCGCAGCGGCTTTCTGGCAGGACAAGGGCTGCAACCAGCTCGCCGACACCGGCGACGTGCTCGGCATCGGCCGCAAGATCAACCTGGGCACCCTGAAAACCACGCGCCTGCCCAACGGCCACGCAGACCGCGTGGCGCGCACCAAGCTGACGCTGACCGTGCTGGAGGTGCGCTGATGCCGTCCCCGCGCGTGATCGCCCTGATCATCGTCCTGGCGCTACTGGCGGCTATCGGCTGCGGCGCGATCTGGCAGGAGCATCGTGTCACCACCGCCCAGGCAGAGCGGGACACCGCCCGCGCCGAGCGCGACAGCGCCCTGGCCTCGGCTGGCAGCGAGAAGATCACCACCAAGGTGGTGACGCAGTACGTCGATCGCGTGCAGGTTGTGCGCGAAGTCGGCGCGACCATCACCAAGGAGATCCCCGTCTATGTCACCGCGAAGGCTGACGCTGCTTGCCCTGTCCCTGTCGGCATTGTGCGGCTGCACGACGCCGCCGCCGAAGGCCACGTTCCCGAGCCGGCCGCCGGAGATCCTGATGCGCCCGCCACCGGCCTTGCGCTCTCTGCCGTCGCCGACACCGTCGCCGGCCACTAC